AACCAACGTTAAAGGTGTGTGCGGGGTCCAACCCACGGACTTGGCGAGACACGCCCCACCGGGGCTACAAAGAAGCATCCCTTTCCGGCGCAGCTGCAAGTTCGGGCTCCTCTGCTTTTAGTTGCATTTGTCTCGTTATGTTAATACTACCGGCCTTGAATGGATTAGGCATTCCAGGGGCGATAACAGAATTTGGTGTCGGCTTGGCTCCCATGCCAGCTGCGCTGCTGGGCTTGAAGTGGTGCTCAAAACCTGAACCAGGGTTCTTTAAATTGCCCAGGTAGTTAGTAATATCTTGTTCGACACCTTTGTCCAAAATTACAACATCGCCGTTGTCTTTTTTGTGCAGGTTGTTTTGTACCAGCTGCAGCATCTGCTCGGCGTTGATGGCACCAGCGCGGCTAATCGCTGATAAGGCACTGGTACGCATAGACGCCTCTTCGTTGGAGACCCTCATGTCTGCCAACTGACGTTCCAACGCACTAATCTGTACGTCTTTTTCTTGGGCGCTTTTATTAGCTTCCTCCCAAAGGTCTTTCCACTGGCCTTGGTCTTCCAGCGTTTGTTTGCGCTGGTCGTCCTGCTTTTTATAGACCTCATCCAATTTGGATTTGATGCCTTGGAAACGTTCCTCGGCTTCAGTTGCTTGCTGTTTTAAAGCGGCAAGCTGGGTCTCGTATTCGGCTTTTACAGCAAGCGCAGGGTCTGGTTGCTGTGGAGCGGTGTCGGCTGCAGCCACGGGCTGGTCAGAACTCGCCACGGGCGTGTTCTGGATGACTTGCTCTTCCATAGTCAGAAGTTAAGGGTGCAGTTAGGGGTGTCTTCCGCAGGCTTTGATGGCTTGCGCTTGCGAACAGCTTTACATACCTCAGGTTCAGGTTGCGGTTCGCGTAACTCGACCAGTTCCCATACTTCGGAACCGTCAGGCTTGGTGACTTTTTCTAAGGACTTACCCATGTAGGCATACTCCATGTACTTGTTTAGTCTACTTATGTAGTTTACAAGAACCTATGGATATGCGGTTACTCTTCCTCGGTATCCTGAGTTTTGGTCTCACCGTTTTGTTCCTCGCTAGCGGTGGGAAGGATTTCACCTTGGACCAGGATTTGGCGAAACTCGTCGCGTCCCAGGACACCTTGGTCGAACAATGCCGTCAGCGCGGTTACGTCTTGGCCGATTAAACGGTCGATGTCAAAGTCGCGGCTAATGCGTACTTCTGGTGGGGCGATTCCTACATAGTCGGCGGCTAAATTAAATGCTTTTTGTAGGGATTGCTCCAGGTCGAGAGATACCATCGACAGCATTGAATTTGTGTCAACACGGTCCAGGCGGCGGGCGTCGGCAGACTCGGCAACAAACTTTTGCTGGCTTAATGTGCTGATGCCAAGAGTGGCCATCTGCATCTGTAGCTCGCGGATTTCGTTGGATTGTGCTTCAAATGCGTTTGCAGCTGGTTCCACGTAGTAAACCTTGTTGCCGGGCTGGCTGGCCATGGCGTAGTTGACGCTTACAGCTACGTCTTTGGATTGGTCGTCCCAGCCTTCGAGGACAAGGATTGGCTGGCTAGCGATGTGCAGGCTGTGGATTAAATCGGCCTGGCGTTGGAAATGGGCCAGGTTTAAATATGCGATGTCAAGTAGTGGCGGCTTACTTGTGAGGGTGTCGACCTTGCCTGCGTACGTTGTTACTAGGGGGATTTGGCCCAGGCTGTAGTCGCCTGATTCCACTAGCTCGTAGTCGCAGGTGGCGTCCGTTGCGTCGAAGGCGTTTGGATATGGGTAGCCGCCCTGTAAGTCCTTTTTGGTTTCGACTTGGCGGTAGATGCGGTACTGGCCCGGCTCGATTACACGGATCTGGTCGTATACTTTTTCGCCAAATTCGCCGTCAGGTACTACTGCTTTTTCTTTGATGCGTACCTGTACTAAATTGCCGTAGTTGACTTCACGGTCCAACCGCCAGCCGTAGATGTTGTCTGGGTCGATTTCGATCCAGTACGGGCGGCGGTTAAGCTCGCGCTCTTCCGCAAGGCTGCGGGCACCTGTGGGAGCTGGAAAATCTACTAGTGTATGACAATGCCCGTAGGTTAATGAGCACAGCAGCAGGCGGCGGGCATACTCATCTAGGTCTGAGCCGCAACCGTCAACGTCCTTTGCAAAAATATCTGTCCAGTACGGGTCACCTACCAAACTGATGGGTTTACGCAGAATCAGTCCCGCAGCAGCACGCACCAGGCGCTGCGTAAACGGGGAAAATACTGCGCGGTTTACACGCGCTAAATACGCCGTGTAGTCCTCGCGGGGCTCAATTGGTAGGAAGGCTTCGCTGTTTTCGCGGAGGTATTCCGTGCCAAGGTTCACGGCCTTCATGATTTCCCAGCCCTTCATCATGTCCAACACCGCTTGCGTGCGGGTGAACGGACTGTCAGCTCCACCAAGCGTGTTGGAACTTACAAGGTGGGTGCGGATTTGGCCGGGAACTGAATAGGTCACTTAGTCACCATTTCTCGCGATTTGCCCAGTAAGCGGCGGACATTTTACCTTTTTTGATATTAGCGGCATGGCGTTTCTTAAATGCTTCCCGGCGCTTTCGAGAAGATTCGCTTTCGTTTTCCTTTTTTGGGCTGCCTTTAACGCCTTGTTGGCCGAAGCGGATCAGTTTTACCGTGTCGCCTTCTTTGGCGAGCACCGCATGGCTTTTATTTGCGTGGCCTGGGGTGCGTTTTGGCTTGTTGTAGCCGCTAAATTTTTCGCCGCGATACTCAATCATCTTCGTCCTCAACTTCGATCATTACTTCGATGCCGCTAGCAAGACGCACCATCAGACCCGCGAAATCTTCGGGGTCTTGTGGTGTCATAAATGCGAAGGAGGCTTCGGTGGTGCGGCTTTCGGAGTCCACTTCGAGGTGTGTGCAGAAACCGCTGACGATTCGGGTGCCCATTAGCCGTTAAAAGTGACTGCAATGTGTGGCGTGACGCTAGGGGTGCCCGACGTTATTTGGCTTAAACGCACTCGAATTGTGGACGTTGTCTTATTACTGTAGTAATAGACGTATTCGCCGGATTCGTTGATGGTTTTGCTGGTGTCGATTTCGTACCAGACGTTGCCGCCGTTGAAGGAGGCTTCAAAAGCCAGCTTAAAATTGGCTTCTGTGGCGGACTCGACTGCAAAAGCAAACTCTGAGGCGTGCGCGTGGATACGCATTTCGTCGTTAAGGGCGGTCATCGTGCCACCCGTGTACTCAACTACGTTTGTGTAGCGTTTTGTGTCAGTAATGGAGACGATTGCCACTACTTTTTGCCCTTTGGTTTGCGTTTTTTCGCTGTTTTGGCTGCTTTTTTGAACGCTCCAGCGGTTGGGGCGCCCTTTGAGCCTGGTTTGCGCATCTTTTCGTCCGCGCCAGCCTTGATGCGCTTACGCTTGGCGTGGATATTGGCGTATAAACCGCGTTTTGCCATGGAAATCGCGACAGCTGTTCATATTCTACTTCTTGGGGCTCTTCTTTCCCTTGGGTTTCTTCTTTTTGCCTTGGCCGTAATATCCGGGCATTGATTTATGGGGCGGGTTCAGCTGAATCTACCTCTTTTTGGGGGGATATTTCGGCTTCGATTACGTCGCTTTCGGGTAGTTGGGCGGTAACTACTTTCGGTTCAACTTGGATATTTAGGGAAGGCACTTGGACGGATACTTGTTCGGGGGTGTTTTCGCCCAAGACACGTCCCAGGGAATCCAAGACTTGGGCCGCGACTTGGTAGTGGCCTTTTTTCATTGCGGCGTGGACGACGCGGAGGCGCATCGTTTGGATGCGGCCCAGCATTGCTTCGCGGTCGCGGATCCAGTCCTCTTCCGTCCAGGTTTTTACTTGGTCCCAGTCGCGCCAGGCAGTGGGGATGCTGACTCCTTCGCGGGCACTGTGTTCATATACGATTTGGCGCACGCTGTGGCCGTCCAGTTGGTGGCGGTACATTCGGCGTTGACGCGCTTCGATGTACTCTTGGGCGCGTTTATCACCGCGGGTTCGCTTTTTTGGCCCCTCGTAATTAACCATTAGTTTGTGTAGCTCAATACAACCTATATGAAGTTGTGCCCATTACGCCGGATTTTGCGAGGTTGAATTGTTGCAGGCATAAATAACCGAAGGCGTCAAATGCGTGGTCTACGCCAAGATTTTTGTTCGGTAGGCCCGTTCCAGGGGCGTAGGTAAGGCTGCGGAAGGACTTGATTAGTTCCTTGCACCGGGGGTGGATAAAGCAGCGGTGCGTTCCAGTGGCGTCTAAAAGGGCCGTGTTTACGGCGGTGATTTTGTCGCGTACTTTCAAGGGGCTGCGGGGGGCGCAGACGCGGAAGCCGGATTTTCGCAGGATGTTGTGGTCTGTGGCGCCTACGCCTTGGGTTTTGCGGGCGCCGCCTGTTGGGTCCGGGCAGGCCATGATGCGGCGTTCCAGGCCGTAGCGGCGGATTACTTCTTCCGTGAAGTCCCAGGTGGTGGCGCCGCCTGTTAGGTGGATTTCGTCGAATACGTAGAGGGTGTCGTTTTCCTTGACGGCGCAGATTCCCGTCATTGGGTCCACGTTGAAATCGACGCCCAGTAGTAGTGGAAGGATTGGGATGTCCTTTGCGGCGGTGCTGATGTTGGCGTCGCTAAATGAGACGGCAACGAGGCCGGATAGGTTCTCGAAGCTGGCCTCGAACTCTTGGCGGAAAGTTCGTGGATCGAGTTGGCCTCGTGCAGCTTCGATTTCTTCCGGTGGGACGTTGCCGCCTTCAATCGTAGTGAAGCTCCACCGTTTCCAGTTAGCGTCGCCTGTGATGCAGTACTGCCAGAGTTCGTAGAACCAGCTGGCCGTTCCATCGGGGGTGGATATGAATAAGGCCCAGCCCTGTTTGTCGGCTAAAGCGGGGCGGATCACCTCGAACCAGACGGCGGCGTCCATAAATGCGGCTTCGTCGAGTACCACCCCGGAAAGGCTGCGGCCTCGGAGTGCCATTGCGTTTTCTGTGCCCTTTAGTTCGATCGTGGAGCCGTTGACAAGTTCCAGCTTGAGGTCGGTTTCGTTCTTAGATTTGATCCATGCTGCGGGGACAATACGTTTCATGACTTTCCACGCGATGTCCTTTGCCATTCGGTACGTGGGGGCGCAATAAAAGAAGGTTTCGCCGGGTGCAGCAATCGCTCCACGCAAGAGTTCGATGCAGGCTAGGTAGGACTTTCCGAAGCGGCGGCCTGCAACTAGTACGCGGAAGCGTGCGTCGCTGTTGAAAACTTCACCCTGTGCGTGCCGTAGCGATAGCGGGGGTGGTGTGCGTACGGCCATGTATTACAGAAGAAAGTATTGGGTGCGTATTTTTTTGGGGCCTGTACTACAGGATAGTTGACTTTTCGACCTTCCCCCCTTAGTATTACAGTAACAGATGTTTCCCACGTACCAGCAGGTTCCCTATGTCCTTACGCGATCCGCCCTTATTGCGAACCGTCCCCCCTTATTGAGAACGGTCCGATTGTTACATTTTGTGACGCGGGCTCACTCGTCAACGGCAGCGCCGGCTGCGAGGGTCAGGCAACCGATCGACGTGGTGGCAAGTGCGACCAACGCAACGGCCTGGCTGGCGGCCTGTGAGTTGTCTGGGTTGTCGGCTAGTACAGAACCAACGGCGACAGCGCCGAAGGCTGCTGTGACCCCGCTGAGAGCGAACACAGCGACGTAAAAGAATTTCTGAGGAATGTAGTTGGTCATGATAAGAAGTTCTGATGTAAATGTTTGTGATAGCTGAGCGTGATCTGACTAAGCGTGCGCGATCCGACGGGAAACAGTGGATTGACTGATGCCTAGTCGCTGTGAGATTTGACGCTGACTCAACCCGTAATGACGGCTGAGGCGTTTGGCTTGGCGGGTCTGACGTTGCTGGGGTGACTCGGTCAGGTGAAGCAACAGCACGACTGGCAGAATCAGCAGAACTAGGAAAGCAGCTGTGGTGGTGGTGATCATTGGAAGTGAAACCGAACGGGCTTAGGTGGTGCTCTCCGCTCGATCTGTATCCTACTACATAAACAGCAGCTGTCGACGTGCAACGCCGACAATCAATTCTCAAACTGTCACAAGCTATCAGCGTCTTTAATTGCCGCCTCTTCAGTCTCAAAAGGACCGCTTAAGTCCCCCTCGGGTAGGCAACCAGGAAAGCACGCGTGCCAATACCAACCACGATCGCCAAGCCTGGGAGGATGCTCAGGCCCAAACGCGTCATAATAAAAGAAGGTCTCAAACGAGCCATACGATTCGCCCGTTTCGTTTGTGAACTGGTAATAGGCCATGATGTAATTAAGCAGTTGATAGTGGTGTTACCTGCTTGCCTGCATTGTTGCACAGTACAAGCAGTTGGCAACGTGTAGAGTATTAAAGAAGTGTTAAGCCCGTGAACGGAATGCTTCCCATAACTGGCCACCTAGTTCGATGTGGTCGTGGGCATAGCGTGCCACGTCTTGCACTAACTCAAGGCAGCCCCAGGTCATCGCAAGATTAACTATCGCCGTGTTCATATCGTCGCCATCCTCAAAAGAACCGCAGACACCCTCTAATGCTTCCATCGTGGAGGTTGCACCGATAGCGTCAACGTATCCATCCCATAACGCCTTAATGTCGTCTTCTTGCTGATTCCAGCGTTGCAGCAAATCAAACGTGTAACACTCTGCTAGGTTCACCCAGTCCGAACGCTCAAAGTCAATAAGTGCCTCTGGGCAGTCATCAAAACGCTCAATAATGTCATCGATGCACCTATTCTTTGGTGCAGTCCAGTCCGTGTCTACCCAGCAGGAACCGGAAATCTTGAGCAGTTGGGTTAGTGTCGTCACGGTGACCTTGGTGTGGTTCCTTCGAATACTAGATCACAATACAAAGAACCGTCAACCCCAAAACCAAAATCTTGGAACTTTCCCATTTTTTCCCAATCGGTGATAGGCTGGCCACCACAAGCACGGACCACCCAACCGGCTTGGTTATTCCCAAAAAACCAAAAAACTTAGCTATGCAACGCATTGAAGCAATCCAAGAGATCCGCGCATTCCAGGAATCCAACCAGCCGCGTCAGGTGATTGTTCGATTCTTAGAAGGACAGGGCGTCTCGAAAACTTCCGCCTACCGATGGATCAATGACGCGAACAATCTGGACCCGGAGGGCAACGCGCCAAGGGACCTGGCAATCAAGGCAACAATCCAGATTCTTAATAAAGCGACACAATGCGAAAATTACGAGATCGCGTTAAAAGCAGCCTCAACACTTGCAAAATTTTCGTGATTTGTGGGGCTTAGTTTGTATCATCGCGCCAAAATAACAATAAAGGCCCCGTTTTTCGGCAATTTTTGATAATGGTTCTCATTTTCATTTTTTACTGAGAATGATTATCATTATCACTTTTGTGCTATTAAATGAGAATGATTATCATTATCACTTTTTGCTACCTATTGCTGTTGAGAAGCATTTGCAATAAGCAAAGCCGCGAGCCTCGCTGCAGTCTGGCGTGAATCGCTCCAGCTGCTACGGGATGCGCGCGCGTGTGTGTGGCCATAGCTATCCTCGTATGCAAAAGCCAGCCGGTCATTTTTGTATGTCAGCCGGTCATTTTTTCGCGTGCCCCCGTTTGGTGCTGCTCACCATGGGCGATGGACGTACCACCTCGAAATACTTCGTATTGTCAACATCGGTGCATCACGCGACCCGCTGTGCGCTGGCGGCATGTGGTGACACGTTCCAGCTGCTTGAATGGCAAATCAGGCCATGGCCGCTTGAATGCGGCGATCTCGGCAAAGGCGAATTTTTAGCATCCTGCTATTCCTAATTACTGTAATGCGCTACACTACAGCACCACATAAGCCTAAATAAATCAATGTATTACAAGGAACATGGGCAGCATAATTTCTTGCACACAAGATTCGCAGGCACCTATAAATCAGAGGCTGAATTGGCAGCTGATCCCACGTTCCAGGAAAAACACTGGTTAATAGCCATAAATGGGGTTGAAGAACGTGCAGTAAGCATTGGATACATGAATGATGCCGTTGTACGGCGCCTGATTAAAGCGCACGTTCCAGGGGCTAGCAATGCGGTTTTTCTGTATGAATGCAAACCCTTGAGTCTTAAAGAGTCCTACAACGCATGGCTTTTGCAGGCGTAGCCTGCTATGAATGCGATTTTTCGAGGGCCGCTAGGCCCGAGAAATAGCGCGTGCAGCGCTCTTTGAATCGCGTTTCAGCGCCGATCAGCTCCAATGCGGATAGCTCGCGTACTTGTGGTGCTCCGGTACGACGTGCCACCACAATCAAGGCGCCAGCTGCTTGAATGCCGGTCATTTCACGTAGCCCCAGCGAGTACGCACCGCATTGGTCTATGTAGTTTTGTAACATGTCCTCGTTTCTTTCGCGGACGCTGGTCTTCCAGTCCACGACATAAAGTCCTTTACGGTCTTTTACCTCCAGCAGGGCGTCAGCCGTTCCAGCAAATCCAAGCGGATGCCGGATGCTGAACTCAATCGCATGAATGGCCGCCAGGTTGGATTCGATCCACCCTCTTAGGCCACGTGCGTAGCCTGATGCGCTCCAGGCAACCCTAGGGGCGCTTTGAATGGCCTTGTCGAGTGCCCAGCTGGTGATGGCTGGTGGGCAACGTTCCAGGCCCTGCTGGTTGGGTTTTAGGCTTTTTCGTTTTTTGGCGGTTTGAATGGCAAGTTTTCTGGTGACTCGGAGTAAACGTTCCGCGTGACCGTGGGCAAGCGTTCCACGCTTTGCAGCTATGTCTCGATCTTCTGTAGCAGTCGGTCTAGATAGCCACCGTTCCAGGGCTTGTTGTTGCCATTCGGGTGCCGTTTCTTTGAGGATGTGCGTAACACTGTGAAAAACGCTGCCAGTGTCATCCCGATACACGCGGAAAGGGCCAGAATCATCACGTACCAGGGTACTTTTACCTAGGTTATTCAGCTTTTCCTGTGTTTGGCTAGCCATGCTTTTATAAGCTGATTTTCCTTCGGGACTATTAAGTGATATGAACTAACCCAGCCAACCTTATCGCCGACCGTGATACGTACCATCGAGTCAGGCTCGGTGTCAATTTGGGTCTCCGGTACCTTGCTTGAGTCCGGTGTACAAGCTGTGGTAGGGGTGCTTGGGGTCGTCTCGGCCATCGTCCCTATACATACGTTCCAGTGCATTCTGCCGTTCTTGTTGTTCTTGTACTGCTTCCCTAGTGGTCATAAAATACTCTTTCCCATACTTACTATACCACAATTATCCCCATTGGCTTGCCATTGCCGCAGCAATTCCTTTGTAAGTGGTGCTGCGTAGCTTCCAGCGGTCTTTACTAGGGGGCATCCTGTGTATGCGTGCTTCTCTACCCTCGACAACTTCCGTAGGCAGCAGTTTTGGTAGATTTTTTAGCCATAAACACGTCTTTTTTGTTTCACCATGGCCGTATTGCCACGGCTGAATTATTTGGTCAGGCTTACGAATATGACTAGAAATAATCGATACGGGATTTTCTAGCGCAATCCTGTCAATAGGGGCATCCAATAGCAAGCGGACAAAATTGAGCGCATCTTTTTGCTGTTCCTTTTTGTCCTTAAACCACCGCGCTCCAGACACTGCAAGGTGGGTGCAAGGTGGGTGTGCGATCATCATGTCCCACCCGTCATTAAGGATCTCTTCCACAGGGCCTTGGTAGTGCGGACCAGGGGCATCACTTGGCAGCAGATCGCAGCTAACAGCTTTATGCCCCTGGGCAATAAAAGCATCACGGACAACTCCGCTGTATTCGCAAGCAATTAAAACTTTCATGTAGTTTCTTAGAGATTTGTAAACCCCGTGCCATAGGAACACGGGGCATTGTTAACTGCTAGGCAGCTTCCTTGAATGGATTACCACCAGCAATCAGCCTGGTGATATCAAAACCAGCCTTTAATGCTGCGTCCCATGCCTTATCCAGTACCGCCTGGCTGGACTTACGGGGTACAGGCCGCAGCGTGTATTCCGTATTCAGTCCTGAACCTTCCTTGCTCAAAACAAAGTCCCACTCCATCAGGTTTTCGTAGTCTTCCATTTGAGAAAGGCTGTCAAATTCCTTGATGATTGACTTCTGGGTGATGCTCAGAACCTGAATGGTTCTTGACTCGTGGCTGTAGCAGGGCACAGCAATCGCAAACTTGACTGCTTCCGGTCCAGTGCCTTCACGGTTCATCCGGCGTGAATAGCCTGGTCCCATTTCCTGTTCAACAGCAGCAGGTGATGGATCGTCAAGAAAACGGAATGGCCTGACGCTGCCGTCTGAAGCTTCGCCCCAGCACTCATAAAATTCCAGCGGTTCTTCGGCAAGCAGTGCAAAACGAACCTGGCTGCCTGCCTGGATCTTGCTGGGGTTTAGATAGCCGCCGCCTGCGCCGCCTGCAACGGCCTCTTTGTTCTTTAGAAATCCCATTTAATGGCTTTAGCTGTGGGCTAGAACTGCCCGGTGCTTGGCCAATATAGCACATTGATGAGGGTGGACAGCTTCGCTACAATGAAAAGCGTCCCAGAGTTGGTCAGACTCTAGGGCGCATACCCGTGCATCCCTGTAGGAGTTTAGCAAATGAATCTGCTGTCGTTTGTTCGGTCTTTGCCGAACCAGTGGGCAACAGCGCCTATTTACAAAAAAGGCGTTCCATTGCCAAAAGGCGGTGAAGCCTGTGGCAAAAATCCGCTTGGTAGGGCGCACCACGACAAGATGTCGCCCGAAGCCACAGCGATGGTCATTGAACGTGAACCTGAAAAGTTCCAGGCGGTTGGTGTCTTCACCGGACCACGCTCTGAAGGGCTGGTCATCCTTGACGTTGATGCCAACCTTGGCGCAGTTGAGGCCAAGTGGGGCAAAAACCTTGCCCAAGCTCCGCGCATTACGTCGCCCAAGAAAGCGGCTGCAAAGTTTCTGTTCACTGTTCCGCAGGAACTTTGGACTGAGGTCTCGGACATCAGCCTTGCTGCTAGTGGTGAAGGCTGGGAAGTTCTGTGGGGCCGTCAAGGGCTCCTAAACGGTGCTTACCCCGCTGGTGGTACTTACACGCTTGAAGGTGACCTAAACGCCGTTCCAGAGGCCCCTGGGTGGCTTGTAGAGCGCATGAAGCAGTCGCTCCAGGCTAAGAACGACAAAAAGTTCACTAAATCAGTCCGTGATGGCCGCTGGTCAATGCGTTCCACCGAAGAACGGATCGTCATTGCTCAGTCCTGTCTGTCTGTTATCCAGCCACAAGGCCGGGGCTCTGAACAGCTTTGGTGGCAGATCGGTGCCATGCTTCAGTCCGACCTGCCTGATGATGCAGGTCTCAACCTGTGGCGTGAATGGTCGCTCCAGGATTCTGAATACGAGGATGACTGGGCTGATGGCAAAGAT